CAATTACTAGTCAACATACAAAAGCAGAGGCTTGTGATTTTGAATGTCCTGGTAAAGATAATGCGGAAGTGGCGGATTGGATTTATAAAAACCTTGATTTTGATCAAATGATTTTAGAGTTTTATGTACCAGGAGAACCTAATAGTGGATGGGTACATTGTAGCTATGTTTCAGAAAAAGGAAGAAAACAATTCTTGCGAGCCTTTAAAGAAGATGGTAGAACTAAGTATAAACCAATTATAGGAAAGGCTACCGATTTAGTATAATGCCAATATCAAGAGCACAAATTCCAAAAGAAGTAGAAGGCAAACTAAGGGGAGCTAGGAAAGGAACTAATGATAAGAGGCGACAGTTCGGATTACGAACTACTAAAAAAGTGGTGCGAAACAGCTCCAGTATACAGTCCAAAAGATAGATTTTACTCTGTAGAAATAGGTGTCCGAGAAGGTCTTGGATCTAAAATAATTATGGATTCTTTTAGAGAAAGACTACAAGGAATTCCTTACATGCATTTTGGTATAGACCCATATGGCAACTTAAATTATCAACACTATGATAGTTCAGGTTCTTATACATGTGATTATACAGATGATATGTATGAACAAATGAAAAAAGATTTTGAAAATTACCCTATGTTTAATATTATTAAAATGACAGATACAGAGTTCATGAATGAAAATAGTCATTTAGAGTATTTTAACTTTGTTCACTTTGATGGACCGCATATGACTAAAGATGTGATTACAGAAGCAGTTTGGTTTGCAAATAGATCTGTTAAAGGGACTAGATTTGTATTTGATGATTATCCTAAATACGATATGGAATTAATTAACAAGGTTCTTGAAAAATATGGTTTTTCTGTATTAGAACCAGGCAGAAATAAAATATGCCTAGAAAGAACCCAGTAGCAAAAAACCTACAGACTAGACGATACCGTCCAAAACTGATAAAGTCTAAAAAGTTATATAACAGGAAAAGGCTCAATAAGCATGACTAAACTATGTGCAAGAGGCAAAGCGGCCGCTAAAAGAAAGTTTAAAGTATATCCGTCAGCATATGCTAACGCATATGCGTCTAAAATTTGTGCGGGTAAAATCAAAGATCCATCCGGTACGAAACGAAAAGACTGGGGACCGAAAAAAGCAAAAGAGGGTGCTTTTATCGACATGACAAAGATGAAATATGTCTAAAAGAGGAACATGCTGGGAAGGTTATGTCCAAAAGGGCATGAAGAAAAAAGGAAACAAGATGGTACCTAATTGTGTGCCAGCAGGTATGAAACAGGGAGGACTAACAAAATGGTTTTCAGAAAAATGGGTAGATATTGGAGCAAAACGAAAAAATGGAAAATATCAACCTTGTGGGAGAAGTACGTCAACTGGCTCTTCCCAGAAGAGGAAATATCCAAAGTGCGTCCCACTTGCAAAAGCCACACAGATGAGCGCGTCGCAAAAGGCGAGTGCTGTTGCCAGAAAGCGCCAAGCCCCAAACACTGGCCCTAAGCCAAGTAATGTATCTACCTTTGCAAAAAAGCAATCTGGTGGTATTATAAATCAAACAAAAATGAAATATGTTTAAAAGATTTTTAAAAAAGGATGGTTTAAACCGGTCTCCGTATTCAATATACCGACCTAAGCCAACTTATAAAGGAAAAGAATTGAAACCAAAAGAAATAAAACCAAGTAAGGGGAGTAAATAATGCCAATAAGAATTGTACCAAAAAAGAAACCAAACAGAGTTTATATGACAGATGATAACAGTGGTGTTATTTATTCCGATAAAAAAGGTAATGTTATTTCTAAAGAACAAGCAATGAAAGGTTTTGATGATGCAGATGCAGCAGAAAGAAGAGAAGAAAGAAGATCTTCTCAGTATAAAAAAATGAAAAGAGGTGGTGGAGTTGATATGGGTGATCCTAAAAAACCAGTAGCTATTCCTACAGGAAAAGATTCTGAAGTTATGATTCACAACATGATGCCTTCTACTTCAGGCGAAAGACCTATAGCAGCACCTAGAAGAAAAGGTAAAGATAGAATTGAAAAATTAAAAGCAGATCTTAGAAATAAACCTATGAAAAAAATGAAAACAGGTGGTTTAACTGGTGGTCAAAAAAAACTTGACGTAAATAACGATGGAAAGATTTCTGGTGAGGATTTTAAAATTCTCAAAGGAAAAAATAATAAAATGAAAGGTGGCGGAATCGCTATCAAAGGAACTAACTTTAAAGGAGTGTTTTAAATGGAAAAAATAAGAATGCATAAAAAAATGGCTATGACTGGTAAATCACCTGTTATGAAAATGAAATCAGGGGGTATGACTAAAAAAGAGAAAATGAAAAAATATGAACATCCTATGAAAGAAGAAAGATTTCAAAGAACAAGACAAGAGGCTATTGCCAAAGTAGTTGGAAAAGAAAACGTTGGAGACCCTAGAACGAAGATAAAAGGATATAATTCAGGGGGTATGGCAAAAGCGTATATGAAAAATAAATCAGAAAAAGCAGCTGACAAAATTAAACAGGTATCACAAGAAAAATTAATGAATATAAAACCTAAAGATAAAGTAAAAAATTAAAATAAAGGATATGTGTAAATGGCAACATCAGGAACTACAGCATTCAATCTTACAATCGATGATATTGTAGAAGAAGCGTACGAAAGATGTGGCCTACAAACTAATTCTGGATACGATCTTAAAAAAGCTAGAACATCTTTAAATATTCTTTTTTCAGAGTGGGGAAATCGAGGGATCCATTTATGGAAAACCGAACTTCAAGAAGTAGCCCTTGTTAATGGTACTTCAACTTATACAACTCCAACATCTACTAATGATGTTCTAGAAGCATATATTTCAACTGGGTCTGGTAGTGGAAATTATACAGATATATCTTTAACCAAGATTGACCGATCTACTTATGCAGCATTACCTAATAAAGGTTCTACTGGTACCCCGTCACAATATTACGTTGATCGTCAATTGACACCCACAATTACATTGTATCAAACACCCGATGCAAGTACTTATACCTATTTAAAATATTACACTTTAAAAAGAATTGAAGATGCAGGAGCTTATGGAAACAATGCGGATTTACCTTTTAGATTTATTCCTTGTATGATTTCTGGTTTAGCTTTTTATCTATCTCTAAAATATTCTCCACAAAAAACAGAAGCTTTAAAATTATATTACGAAGATGAATTAAAAAGAGCGTTAGATGAAGACGGTCAAAGAACTTCAGTATTTATTACACCATCAACTTATTATCCAACGAGGGACTAATGGCACAGGCATTTGCAAGAGGAAAAAGATCACAAGCGATATCTGACCGGTCAGGTCAAGCCTTCCCGTATACCGAAATGGTTCGAGAATGGAACGGTTCTTTAGTTCATATTTCGGAGTACGAACCTAAGCACCCACAATTGGATCCTAAAGTATATGGCGGAGATCCTCAAGGATTAAAACAAGCAAGACCACAAAACTTTCCATCTAATCAAATAGGTGGAGGTAACATGGTAGTAACAGCTTATCCAGAATATGGTCAAAGTGATTTAGCTTTTTCAGCTAATGGTATGAGACCTTCAGAAAATATTAAACCTGCTATGGCAATGTACTTAGCGCATGTAACTGTGGAGATATCATAATGGCAATTACGTTTTCTCAATTATTAACTAAAGTTAGAGATTACACAGAAGTAAATTCAACGGTGCTAACTGATTCTATTATTGAAGGATTTATTACCGATGTAGAATTAACGATATCTAGAGCTGTAGATGGGATGGACGTAGACCGTAAATATTCTACTTCTAACTTTACTTCAGGAAATAGATATTTAGTTTTACCAGGTGATTTACTATATTTAAGAGCGGTTCAAGTATTTGATTCCACTCAATCAGGAACTCCTAGAATATATCTTGAGAAAAGAGATCAAACTTTTATTTCAGAATATTCTCCAAATACTAGTCCAATTGTAACTGGTGTCCCTAAATACTATGGTTATTGGGATGAAGACCCAACTTATATATTAGTGGCTCCAGCACCAAGTGCTGCTTTTACTTGTCAGATTAATTATATTAAAACACCTCAACATTTATCAGCTACAAATACTACAACGTATTTATCAACTTATGCTGAGAATCTATTATTCTACGGTGTAATGACAGAAGCTTTTGGGTTCTTAAAAGGCCCGCAGGATATGTACAACACGTATAAAACACGTTATACTGAGGAATTGAAAACTTTTAGTATCTTACAAAAAGGATACAGAAGAAGAGATGATTACAGCGACGGGGTGACTCGAATACCATTAGATTCACCTAGTCCATAATTAAAATTAAACAAGGAGTAACAATGGCAATAACAACAAATGCAATAGCGAATTCTTTCAAGAAAGAACTATTAGAAGGTAAACATAATTTTACACAAACAACGGGTAGTGTATTTAAACTAGCTTTATATACTTCATCTGCAGTCTTAGGTGCATCAACAACTTCATACACAACTGATAATGAAGTAGGAGCATCTGGGCAATACGCAGCAGGTGGTGGAAAACTAGCAGTAGGATCTCAACAAACATCTGTAGCATCAGGGGTAGCAATCGTCGACTTTGCTGACAGGTCTTTTACAGGGGTAACATTAACTGCAAGAGGAGCATTAATTTATAATACATCAAACTCAGATACAGCAGTAGCTGTTTTGGATTTTGGTGGTGATAAAACTGCAACATCAGGTACATTCACTATTCAATTTCCTGCATTTACTACTTCTGCTGCAATTTTGAGAATATCGTAAACTAAAAAGGAGTTTAGATGGCCCTTGTTGTCAATGACAGAGTCAAGGAAGAATCAACAACTACGGGAACAGGAACCCTAACTTTAAGTGGAGCTGTCGCTGGTTTTGAAACATTTTCAAGTGCAATTGGTAATACTAATACAACTTATTATGCAATTCAAAACCAGGACGTTCCTACTGAATTTGAAGTAGGTCTTGGGACTGTTGGTGCGGGAACTTTATCTAGAGATACAATTTTATCATCATCTAACAGTGATGCTGCAGTAAACTTTTCTGCAGGAACTAAAGATGTATTTTGTACTCTTCCTGCATCTAAAGCGGTCATACTAGATTCAAGCGGAAACATTGTTGCAAACAATGGATCTAACTTAACAAATTTAAATGCATCAAATTT